CAATCGTAACGTCCACTACACTTGGTCTCCCCCTCCCACATATCGTGTTGGAGAATGCCTTGGGACGCTGGGGAACCCTCGAAGGTCTCATAGGACCCCTCGACTTCCGCCAATTCTGAACTGGCCTCAAGCGCCGCGTGATACATCGTCTCAAAGATGTGTGCATTCATCAATCGAGACTCTTCACAGTCGAATGGGAGACCACAGAGAATGAATACATCCGCGAGTCCTTGGACACCGAGACCAATGGGTCTGTGTCGCATATTGGACTTTCGAGCAGTCTCCACAGGGTAAAAGTTACGGTCAATCACTCGATTGAGGTTCTTCGTCACAACCTTAGTAATCTCGTGGAGTTTGGCGTAATCAAATGTCTTGGTCTCCCGATTTACATATTTGGGGAGCGCAATAGACGCCAAATTACACACAGAGGTCTCATCCTTGTCGGTGTACTCGATAATTTCGGTACACAAATTGGAACTCTTAATCACACCCAAGTTCTTTTGATTGGACTTTGTGTTGCACGCATCCTTGTAGAGCATATACGGCGTCCCAGTCTCCGTTTGACTCTTGAGAATTGCTTTCCACACCTCACCTGCTGGGACAGTCGCATTTGCGAGACCCTCCTCCTCATACTTTGTGTAGAGGGCTTCGAACTCCTCGCCGTACACATTGGAGAGACCTGGAGCCTTGTCTGGACAGAAGAGTGACCAATTACCTCCCTGCTCAACGCGCTTCATAAAAAGGTCTGGAATCCAAAGGGCTGAGAACAGGTCACGGCACCTCGCCTCCTCATCCCCTTGATTGAGGCGCAACTCCAAGAAATCCATAATGTCCGCGTGCCAGGGTTCCAAGTAGACTGCGATGGAGCCTTTACGACGACCAGCCTGATTTACATAACGTGCCGTGGCGTTAAATACGCGAAGCATAGGAATAATACCATCAGATTGACCATTTGTGCCCCGAATACGAGATTTATTGGCTCTCACATCGTGAATATGCATCCCAATACCCCCCGCCCATTTTGAGATTTGTGCACACTCTGTGAGGGTGCCGTAAATTCCGTCGATAGAGTCACCCTTATTTGCGATGAGAAAGCAACTGGACATTTGTGGTCTTGGAGTACCCGCATTGAAGAGGGTTGGCGTGGCGTGAATGAAGAGACCTTGGGACATCTTGTCGTAGGTCTCCAAGACGGATGGAATATCTGCCCCGTGAATACCAATGGCGACCCGCATATACATATATTGGGGCGTTTCCATCAATTTACCCTCGTGGCGTTGAAGATACGACTTTTCGAGGGTTTTGAGTCCAAAATACCCAAAATCGAAGTCGCGTTCAGTCTTAATCTCATCCTTGACCTGACCAGCAATATCAGCGACCTCGTCTGTAACAATACCCGCTTTGGCTAACTTCTTCATCGCGAGATGGAAGGTGTTGGGGCATACCTTCTGGATATTACTGGCCACGATACGAGTCGCAAGGATTTCATAGTCTGGGTCTGAGGTAATCATACCCACACAGATTTCAGCGGAGAGTGTATCGATTTCGTGTGTGCTGATACCATCGTACATAGACGAGAAGACCTGCTGGGCGATTTTGGTAGAGTCACAGTTCTCGGAGAGACCGTATGTTAAATTCTTGATCCTATTGGTGACATTATCAAATTTCATATCCTCAATACGACCTGAGCGTTTAGTGACCCTCATTTAGTTGTATCACGTGTTTTATTTTTAACTTACTTACTGCATCGTTCAAGATCACCACTACGAACCTTCACGGTACCAAAGGTTTCAAATTTACGGTCGGACTGGAGAAGGTAAGTGTTCACATAAAATGGACCACTTTTACCAGCTGGGGCCACTGGGGCATACGACCCAACGAAGCAGGCTGGAGCTTGGCATGGGATTTTTTCTAAATTTCTTGGTTTACCACTGTAGACCTCATCGAAGTCCGCGATGTTCAACATTTAGTATTTACAGAGTTTTTTTTCCGAGAGTATATTAAATGTGTGATAACCTTCACCTTGATTCCATGAAGCAGTGTGAGACTCCACTCAACACCCTGTTCTTTTCTGAGTTCAACCGCAATCTTCTCCAGCGGGGCATTCGTCAAGCGTTCAAGAACAAAACTGGTATCGCGATTGATTACCAAAACCCAGATGATGTCTACAGTATGATGCGCGTGGTCTTCATCAACAACGCGGGTGACCACTATTCACAGGTGAACGAACAGGTCAAGATGATGAACGCTCGTGTTATTGATACGGCTATTGGTCAAATTCAAACGGGTGTTTCACAATATATGGCGTACGTTCAAGATATAGAAACTCTCGCGGTCCCATTAGACCAGCCTATGAATACAAGCACGTATGGTAAAAAGATAGATATCAACAATAAGATTGGAATCAATTAAAGTTTTAATTCGCTAACAAGATAAGATGAGTTTGAATTATTACAAAACTGAAACTGAGAAAGTATGTAAATCCAAGGGATGGGACCGCGCTGCTGTGGATACAGTGTGGCTCCTACTCACTGAAGAATTTGGCGAACTTGCATCGGCGATTCGTCAGTATAAAAAGACATACAAGAAGACTGGCCTAAAAAAGGAGCGAGGCACGGATGTCATGATGGAAATGGGAGATGTTTTTAGTTACCTGTTCCAATTAGCACATATGTTGAATGTGGATTTAGACCAGATGTGGGAAGAACATAGGACTAAAATGAAAACCAAGAAATATAATCTAAAGTAAAAGTAAATATAATGCTCAGTGACGAGGAAGCAATTGATAATGTGAACCCATTTGTCGTGCACGATTTTTCCCTTCCAGGGGGTGTGCGACAGACTGGTAGTTTTGAGGATTTTTCAGAAATGCGTTCTGAGCCAGGCATAGCTGAGCCAACGCGAAGTGTGTACTGTGATTACGGTTTGTGTGCCGAATCCACGTCTGAATGTTCTTTATCTAGGCCATTACACCCACGTCGTAACATTGATATTGGTTTTACTCAGAATAAGAGAAGTATTGTTGACACAGTTCGTGTCGGTGTTGCGAACAATCCAACGTTTTCTATCATTGGGGCATTCATTATCGCGTTCTTCATTTTTTCAATTCTATATTACGCAAGACGTTAAAAAGGTATTCAAGTCTTGATTCATCAAGGGAATGTTGTATCAGGTCAGGTAAGGTATCTTTGCAAAACTGTTCAATATACTCCCTCTGCCAAGCACTCTTCACATTAATACGTGGTGGTTGGAATGTGGGGTCCAAAATTGTACTCGCGTGTGCGACACGAATAGTTGTACGAATGTCTTGTTTTTCAGCGAGAATGTTTTCAAGGGCCAATTCGGCCATCTTTTGTCTGACCTCTAGGGTTTTTTCGACCATCGTATCCAGGAACTTCTCGTATGGAATCGATTGCTTCTTTGATGTTAGGGTAATCCAATCTGCGAGAGGTTCTGTGTCGATATAATCTACATACGTATCGTAACCCTTCCCTGGGACAAACTTTTCATAGACAATTTCAACGTATTGAAGTTCTGATTCCACATCATAGACGGACTTTGCCGACTTCAGGAAGGAGGTCATCTAGTTTGGTCTAGAAGGGACTCAATTCTCTAAGCAAAAAAACCTCAGTATAAGGTAAAATGAATACGACAAATATAGCAATTGGTGTTGTGGTCGTAGTTGTGATATTGATTGCTGCATATTTTATGATGGGTTCTAAGAAATCAGAGGTTCCAGCCCCAGAGGCTCCAGCCCCAGAGGCTCCAGCCCCGGAGGTTCCAGCCCCAGAGGCTCCAGCCCCAGAGGCTCCAGCCGCACCTGTGGTACCTCCACCCCCCAAAGGTGTAGTTAATGTTAGATATGTGCGTTTGGAACGTCCATCTGCAAAATATCCAGGTAATATCATAAACTTGGCTGAGGTCGAAGTATTTGACGAAAATGATGTGAATGTGGCTGCGGGTAAAACTGTTACAGGAGCTCCAGGTGAACACGGCGCTGGCCCACTCGCGAGATTGGTTGATAAAAATAAAACTCCAGCTAACTTTGCACACACCACAGGAAGTGGTGCTAGTTTCATGCAAATTGATTTGGGTAGTGCTACAACCGTTAAGAAGATTGTGATTACAAACCGATTAAACTGTTGCCAAGATCGCACAGAAAATATGAAAGTCAAACTATTGGATGCCGATAACACTGTTTTGAAAACTACTGATGTTGTGAATAAGGGACAGAAAGAAATGATAATGGATTTCATTGATCCAGAATCTACTTGGGAATATTTGCCAATGTAAACCTAAGTCACCCCGCCCCACTACTAAAAAGTAAGACCAAACATGTACTCCACCATCGCCAACAACAGCTTCTCCTATCTCCTCACTCTAGATGAGTTTAGGAAGGAGCTTCCCGAGGAGACAAGACCGTCTTGGATAAAGATTACGACAATCACTATGGTCTCAAGCTTTATCCAAGAGATTAACATTAAAAAACTGCGCTACATCTTTGAAAACTTGGAGTCCTTTAAATTGAGACGATGTGGGACCAAGAGTGATGGGGGTTTTGAGTGGAAGTTGAAGCCTACCACGTTCTATAACCAGGTGACCCTCACGTATCACGACAGTTACAGTACCAAGTCTGTGAAGGTGTTCCCAAATGGTTCAATCCAAGTGGCTGGGTGTTGTGACTTGTTTGACTGTAAGCGTATCATCACCCAGTTGACCTACATTTTCAAAACATTTTTGGGTATGGAGATGAAGGTTCCAGTCGATTCCTTCCGAGTGGTCATGATTAATTCAAACTTCAGTCTCAATTACAAAGTGAATCTGATGAAGGTGGCACAGTGGTTTGAAGAACACAATGAAATTTTCAAAGTCTCCTTTGAACCCGATAGGTACAGTGCAGTCAAGATTAAGTTCAAGCCTGCCCAAGATATGAAGGAAATCACAACAAGTATATTCTCCACAGGTAAGATTATCATCACAGGGGCGGAGACCCTCAAAGAGATTGCTTTCGCGTACAATATTATTAATCAACATATCAATGAGCAACCCTCGATTCGTGTGGGGCGCACGGAGGACACAGATGTATTTGATGTATATTTAGGACACAAGTGTGAACCTATGGTTGAACACTTGAGGGCAAAGGGATTTAAATCGTGGCTTCAGACGATTACGAATAGGCAAATTAATTTCTAATCATAATGTAATATAAAATGTCTCAACGACTTGGAATGGCCGATGGGCGATGCTTCACCCTCAACTCCTCAGCCCAACTTACGAACAACTATATCATGCAACAAAATGGTATCGCCTTCGAAGACAACTATTCGTACCGCCAACTTCTCCAAAAGTCCGGTCCAGAACTCATCAGTAAACTTGCCGAACAATCGAGAACCACGTGTGATCCATGTGATCGATACACGGATATCTCCAAGACGTACTAACTGAGCTAAATCACGAAAAAAACTTTAAAACCATACTCTAGAATGTCGCCATGTGCCATATGTCTCAATAACGTGAGATCAACGAGGACCAACCCTCCGATCCGTTGTGGACATACGTTCCATTCGCACTGTCTAGAGGAATGGAAGAGTAAAGGTAAGAATACCTGCCCCCTATGTAGAAAAATATTTGACGTTTCGCAGTTTAAGGTGACGATCACGGTTCAGAACAATTACACAGCATCTTCAAATGCTGTGTCCTTGGAGACTGACGCCATTTTTAACATTATGGATATATTTGATATGTCCTTCGATGTCGAGAACACGGTAGACTTAGAGAGTCTTTTTAACGATCTTGGAATGAGTTTGTCCGACCTTGATCCCCTTGTCCTTGACGCAGAATGAACTACAGTAGCGCTCATAGTTTAGACCTGGATAATCTCTAGAAGCCTTGCGAGGGTCTTTGATGACCTTTCCCTTCGCATCCGTCAGAAGTGGACCCGTAGCCCAACCCCTCTTGTGACTGAATATATTAGCTTTGAAGACGATACGCTTCCCGACTTGGAACCTACCCGCTCTC